GGTCATACTTCCAGTATCGCTCATATATTGTTTCCTAAATTATATCGGGAACTGCCCGACTCAGTTACAAAATTTTCAGCCGCTTTTCGTCTATCAGCTTCTGTGCCGATAGCCCTTCAAGGTAGGCTTCAATCTTCTCTAATGCCCTTAGCTGGTGGTAAGCATCTTCCCTTACGTTAACCTCGCTAGCAGCACTCATCGCAAACTTACTGACCTCTACTGACCTGAGTTCTTCCATCATCATCTGAAAGCCCTCATCCCTCAGTAAGTTCTCAGCCCATTGGGATTTGTCCATTCGTACCCTTAGTCAGATTACCTAGCTCTTTAATCGCCTTCAGGACAATATCAGCCTGTTTGTTACGGCTGTCCTCATCAGCAATGTCCATCGCCAAGATAGCCTGTAGTTGTTTAACAGCTAACTCAGCCTCTTTGATACGCATCTCAGAAGCACTACGCTCCTGCTGCATAGACAATTCAATGCCCTTACGGGTGAACTCAGCCTCTAGTTGCTCTCTCTGCAAGCCTAGTTTCGCAGCCTCAATCTGAGCCTTAGCCTCGGTCTTTTCTCTCTCTACCTGAGCCAGCATCTGAGCTACTTCAGCCTGAGCATCTGGAGCAGGTGGCTGTGGCTGAGACAATGCCTCGTTCTGTTCAGGACTGATCTCGTTAATGAACGCCTTAGCATCCTTGAAACCAGCCGATTCAATCAGTCTAGCCAATGTATCGCGGTACTGAGATACAGATACCAGCGGATTCGATGGCCCGAACTGAGTAAGAATCTGTTCCTGCTTGCCGAGGATCATCTGCAACATGGCTAGCTTCTGCTCACGATCTCCTGAACCCAGACCGACGTTAATCGCCACATCGTACTGATTCGTCCATGAGCGAGGATCAAACGTCACAAACTTGCCGCGCATACGGACAATCTTGGCCTGATCCTGATACTTGCCCAATAGGTGCAGAATCCCCTTAAACAGCGACTTTACGCCTGTCTCAGCAAAGATTCGAGCAATCAACTCCAGCTTGCCAGAGTTCGACTTCATCATCGCTGCAATAGCCGTAGCCGAGACGTTGTTCATTACGTCAGGATCAAGACCCTGCTGCTGGTCGCTAACGCCTGTACGCTTGGCCTGAACGCTGTCCATGTACTCAAGCAATGGGAAAGCCTGAGCCGTTACAGCAGGAACCTCGATAGGCACAATCGCACCAGCCGACTTGACACGGATAATGCCGCCCGGAGTTGCATTAAGAGCATCATCCAAGTTGACCTGACCATCGACCACACCCAGACGGGCATTGTTCGTGAGATACAGGTTATCCAGCATCTGTCTAGTTACAGTAGACTTGATTAGCTGGATGTCCATTGTCCGGTCTGCTAGCGACTGTCCAAAAAATTTATGCGGGATCGGGATCGGACACAGGCTATGGAACGGTACTAGGTCACATTCCTCATCATCTAGGATTTCGTTGCCAGAATAGACAATCTTCCGCAACTCAGCGATACCGTCACCATTAACATCGATCTTGATGTAGCACTCGTAGACCTCAACAACCTGCATCGTTGGGTCAAGGCTGATGTTCTCATCCGGCTGCTCACCCTGACTGAATCGAGCAATACGCTCAGTCGTGAACTGCAGATCGTCGTAGCTAGGCAATCCCTCGATGATGTCCTTATCGAAACCCATCGCTATGAGTTCCGAACGAGTCATCAAGCGACGATGAGCCACGAACGGGCTATCCTCAATAGTTCTTGCCGATTTGCTAATTAGGAATTCTTCTGGCGGTACGTTCTCAATCTTGACGCAGCCGTACTTCTTGACCTTCTTGACCTTGACCGAGTAGTAAGGAATCTGGATAGGCATACCCATCATATCCATACCACCGTCAACCATCTCTACCTTCTGGCTCACTACCTCAATGGCAGGATCAGATAGCAGCATGGCTAGCTCGTCTTCGGTCAGGTTCTTGTATGACTCTTTATTAACGTCCTCTTGGGCTTCCCAGTACGCCTTGACTACGCCAACCTTCATCATCAGCGCGTCTTTGAACCAGTTGTGCAGGATGATTAGACCGTCGTTCTCACGGTAGAACACCCAGTTACAGTAGTCTGTAGCCTGTTTGGATGACTCCTCATCTTCTGGAGTCTGAGGCTCAAAGGAGACAATATCCTCGGTGGTCGTAAAGACCCGGATAAGTTGGGGTAATGCACCGTCGATAGCCTCAGCTACCTCACCAGTTACGATCTGGCTACGGCCTTCTACCTCGTTACCATACGGATAACGCAGGTAATACTCTAGTGCTTTGGATCGCTGATCCGTAGTCTCGGTATCAATATAACCGATGGAGTTATCGATCTCATTCTCGATAATTCCCTTGATTTGACCCTCATCCATCTTCATAGCAAATCCTTATGGGTTTTGCTTATTATACAATCCATTTCGTTGAAATTGGCAACGATGTCTGCCATGAACTATCGCCCTCGTCAAGACCTATCGCTAGGTATCTGAAAGCGTCACTCATATGGCTAGACCAGTCATGTAGCGGCTTCTCGTAGAATATCTGCCGCCTCTCGTCATGTTCCCTACGGTAGTTCCGTAAGGCATCTAGTCCCGGCTTAGTCCTTGGATGGAACCAGCACCGAGGCAACAGTCTCCTCACAGCCTGAATCCCGTCAGCTACAGACAATCTAGGCGCAACCGTTATGGATAGTCCTGCTTCCTCTAAGACTTCCTTACGGCTCTTGCCTGTGCCTAACTCCCTTACCTGTACGTCATGGGGCAGGATTTGACTGAACCCTGCATAGTCATTGTCCTTCAGCCAGCGAACGTACCAATCTAGTCCCTGTCCATGGTTTTCGACGCAATCAAGGAGTCTAACTTCCTTTCCAGCCAGTTGAGCAACCCATAGAGCAGTCGAGTCACCCATTCCCAAATCCCAAGCAACAAAGCTACGGCAGAGATCGTCACGAGGAAAATCACTAATGTGAGCATCCCTTTCAAGGTCGTTAATAAGTTTCCCATAGTAACTACCCTCGACCGCTGCGTTAAAGGAACACTCGAATTCTTGGTTGTACTTGTCCTCACCCATCTCTCGATAGGCAGCCTTTAGCTCGGACTCAGGCAGTATCTTGGTCTGACTAGCCTTGTACTCTAGGTACTTCCAGCCTTCCTCGGACTTAGCTCTATCGGCTAGTTCAGCGAAATGGTTAGCACCTTTAGGAGTCCCAATGAAGCAAGCCCACCCAAGACGGTCGGCAAGAGCAGGTCTGAGGATTTCGTTCCAAATTCTCGGATTCTGATCGCCCACCTCGTCGATAACCACGCCATCGAAATACTGACCGCGCAAGCTATCAGGATTGTCAGACCCGTAAAGACTAACCCTACGCCCCCAAAAATCAACCCGTAACTCAGCAATGTTGGCAGTTGCATTAAGCGGCCTTGTGTACTCTAGTAGGTAATCCCAAGCGACTCGTTTAGCTTGGCTGTAGGTGGGTGCTATGTAGGCAAACCGTGGGTTAGGCTTGTCGCACTCTATCGCGGCTTTGATAAGGTGATTGATTGCGCTAACAGTCTTTCCCATACGACGATGGGCAACCACCACAGTAAAACGATGCTGCTCAATGGCATGGTGGATTTCCTCCTGCTGCTCCCTTGGCTCGTAAGGAATGACTATCTCAGTCACTTAACGTATCCGCAGTTCAGGCACTTGTTGTTCACTAGGAACGCGCTGCACATCGGGCAATTTACTGGCTTATAGCTCATTTCCGTCCTCCCCATCTCACTATGTGTTCTTGGGCTTCCCCGTCCTTACCCGTTACCTCTGTCCTAGCCAGCTTGGGTATATGGTACTCAGATAGCTTCTGCATTAGGTCTAGTGCCTTGGCTGGATCAGGCTTTAAGCCTAGCACCTCATCGCCTTCAGCTACCCTCTGGAGCCATCTGTCCATGTAAGGCACGTTCTTCTCTAGCAGAGTAGCAATAGCATTACGCACTACAGTAGTACTCTTATTAGGTACTCCTGCTGGTCTTCCCGGCCCTGCTAGGCCTTCACCGATTTTAGGAGTTTCTTTAACCTTATCTGTTTCCATTTTTGCATTACCTCTCAGGTGTCATGCTCTCGCTGCCTAGTAATCCTGCTCCTATTGGCGCTGCCATAAATAGCGGCTGTCCTTTAGAAACTCCTGCCTTCATCTCTGGTGTTATGTCTATGTAGCGTACTCTTGCCATTCCGCTATCACTAAACTCGCTTCTATCCTCGCCTAGTTGTTCCAGCAAGTCTAAGTCTTCTTGGACTTGTTTGTCTGACTGAGTTCGTATCTTAGTCTCACCTACCCTAGCTCCCCACTTCTTACCGTACTTATCTAAGAACTTCGGGTATATCTCGTCGTAATACTTCTTCATTCCCTCGCCGCCAACCTTTAGGTCAACACCCTCAAAGACTTCGGTGTCTTTGCCTTGAGATGCGATCTTCTTGGCAAGGTCTTTACCAACAACGTCAGATAACCCATCCTTGGTAAACACGCCCATGTCGTGATTCTTGCCGTTGGTGTCACGGGCAAAGATTCTGAATCCGTCACCATCTTTTGTAGAGATGATACGCTCGACCTGCTTACTCAAGTCAAATCTGGATGCCTGTTGGCTACCTGTTGTCAATCCGATACGATCATAGCCGTTCTCTGCTGCGTGTTGGATTGCTCTCTTTAGGGCTAGTTGATACCAAGTATCCTTAAATGGAGCATCTGGTACTCCTTCTCCTACCTTAACGGACTTTTTTTCTGTTTTTATTTGAACTGGCATTGTCTTCCAGCCGGAAGCCTCAACCATTCTGTTTAATTCTTCTTCTGTTTTACCAAATCCAATATCAACCTGCTCCCCATCTGGCGTTTCGTAATATGCCCTAAGACGATCCTCATATTTTGATCCATACCCCTTATCCCTACCAGCCTGATGCCAGTCGCTCTGCACTTCCTCAATTAGCAACATCTTCTTACCGTCAGCGTCTACTCTGTCATTGACTCGTAGGTGGGCTAAGATATTTGGCTGTTTGAAATGTGCAGATTTATAACTTTCTCTTAATGGTATTTTTTCTCTTTCCTGAGCCAGTTTATCTATTTCAATTCTTCTAATATCTGTATCAGGCAAATCAGCAAGATTTATCCCTTGATCTGCCAAGGCATCAATTTTTTGATTTATTACATTGCTAATTTTATTAAAACTTTTTGGTATTGTTGGCATCGTCAGCAGCAACTCACGGTAATTCTCACCCCCCGGCAATGTGTACTGACCGAACTTAGGCAAGAACGCACCTTCATCCCCCGGCATCTCCTCACCCGGAAGCCTTGGAATCGTTGACTTCACTTCCTGAACATCTACGCGATTATTGGCAATGTAGTCCTGAACTTCCTGACGAGTAACATTCTGCTTACCCTTCAAGAAATCATCCAGACCCATCCATTTAATCTCATCAGCCCGAACATCTTGACCTTTAGAAATGTCATTTAGGAAAGCCTGACCTGTTCCTGACTTCCTTGGGGTCGCTAGTGCCGCTTGTTCCACAGCACTATAAAAGCCAATGTCCGACTTAGGAGCCGTTTCCAGTAATCCCTTAGTCTCCTGAATACTCAAGCCTACAGGAACACCCTTCGTAGCCTTTAGAGCAGTCTTTCCTGCCCCGTATCCAATCGCACCTAGTCCAGCCACATCTAGAACGTCTAATGGCTGTGGAGCCTTGCCTAGACCAACATCCGTATAAGCCCTCTCTGCCCCTGAAATACCCAATACATCCGCAGGTTTGATTGCCTTTAGCAACTGGTTTACTTGGACAGGCTGAGTCTGCAACCCACCGGGGATAATCTCACCCGTAGGTGCTTGCTTAGGCGCAAAGTTAAAGCTAGTCGGGATATTTACGGTACTCTGACCTGTGTAACCGGGAAATAGTTTCGCTACGTCTGCCGCAGTTCCAGCACGATTAACAAACTCTCCAGCCGTTCTAGCACCACCAGCCATCTTCTGAAAGACGTTCTCAGGGATCGGCTTAATGGTCGTTCCCTTGGCTAGATTCTCCTGAGCAATCTCCTGCGGAGTCTTTACCCGCATCGACTCCATAAAGAGCATCTGCTGTAGCTCTGCCTGTGTAGGCAATTTGCGAAACTCAGCCATAGATAGCCTCGTACATATCTGGGCGGTTCTCTAATATCCACGCCCTTGGTTCTTCGTGACATTTCTTGAAATCAACACCTACCGTCTGGCTCCCTGCATGATGCACATAAGCCCTACTGACGAAATGCTGATAACCCGCCACGTTCAAGTCATGGCATATTATATTATCTGAATACCAATTAGTACTCGGGAACTTGGCTACTTCCCACGCCTCCCGGCTTATCGACGCGAAAATAGGCGCAATCACCGGAGTAATCTTGATCTGATGCTCACTTTCCCACTTCAATCCTGCCCGTCTGTCACCATCCACCGGGAACCTGATGTTCTGATCTGGCAATACATAGTCCGACCTTGCGCCTAAGAATCCGTATTTCACGCCACGAGACTCCAGAATTCCCGCATCTTCCCGCATTAACGATAGCGTATCTGGATTAAGAACCACATCATCGTTAGCTAAAATCAATGAGTCAAACTTGCCATGCTCGAAGGCGTAGTCAACGGCTGCGTTATAAGCATCTCCGAAATTGGTAGCAGGATTGGGTCGGTAGATAAGGTTTTCTGTGATCTCTCTTGCTCTTGCCCAGAGTCCAAGATTATTACTACATAAGTACACGGGTAACTTGTCACCATAGCAACGAATAGACTCCAGCAGCACAGTAATGCCGACATTGTTTACCGTACATATAACTATTGCTTGCATAAAATAACACTCATCGAATCGACAGCCCTCGGAGTTCTCAGTATTTCTGCGTCTGTTACTTTTTTTTCTGCTAACTCATTGCCGTAATCGGACAGGTTAAACGCCATTTGCTTCATATAAAAACGGTCTTCCCACCCTAAGTACCAATGCCAATCTGTGTAGTACAGCCAGCTATTCTCGTTGAACGCCCTTACATGAGTCGGGTCTTGCCATGCCCCTAGACTTAGCTCATACGGCACATGAATATGAAACTCGCCTTTAGGCTTCAGCAGATTCTTACAATTCGTCATCGCAGCTACTAAGTCCGGGATATGCTCCAGAACATCGTTAGCAATGATCTTATCGAACATATAAGGCTTGATCTGAATTTCCCCAAACCGAGTAGCAATGATCTCGCCAAAGTTCGCCCGAGAAATGTCTGCCACCCAGTCCGGCTTTACCCTAGCCTGAATGTCTGCGTTCAAGCAGTCATCCCGCCAATCCTTACCGGAACCTAAATTAAGCGTTAAGGGCTGCAATTAAGTCCTCTACCTTGTCTGAACACAGTAATGGGATTAAATCGTTTATACGGGCTTCTGGTAGCTCCCACCAAGGGTTCTCTAGCAGTTTCTCTATCTGATCCCACTCAAAGCGGTACTTTAAGACTTGGGCTGGATTGCCACCAACTACCGCATAAGCAGGAACATCCTTTGTAACCACAGACTTAGCCGCTAGGACAGCACCATCGCCTATCGTAACGCCAGACATAATCGTACATCCCGACCCTATCCAGACATCGTTACCAATGACAACACCACCTTTAGTCGCTGGATGTCCTTCACCATGCCAAGGAAATACGTTTTCGTTGATATGCCCGAAAGGGTAAGTCGTTACCCAGTCTGTCCTGTGATTCCCACCTAGAAATATCTCGACGTTATCGCCAATCGAGCAGAAAGACCCGATCTGAATATCTGCCTTCTCGCCCCAATGACGAACCCGGACGTTCTCTAGCCCGTAGGTATATCTCATTTCTTCTTGTTTCTTGCGGATATTGCGGCTGCTTTAGACTTAGCATCAGCCTTAGAACTAGCTCCCCATGCCTTCAGGCTTAGAAGTATTCTAGTAGGCTCACCGTTAGGCTTACGCTCTGCTCCGGGCATATTCCCCATCCGGGCTAGGAATGAAGCACGACGAGGGTTATCGCCAGATTTAACAGGAGGCTTAAGATCAGAGCCGGGATTTGCAGCTTCGTAGGACTTTCTGCCCTTTTCATTCAAGCCACCTTTAGGGTTTTTCCCGGCCTTCTTAGTCCATGCTGCGGCCATTTTTACCCCGCTTCTGCTTACCCATAGGAATCTTGATCTCGATTTCTATCTCATTAACACCGTTTTTTTTCTTTTCTTTTTCTTCGTCGAGATACTCTTTTAGCAACTCTTTGTCAGATTTCTTTTGACCGTTCTTCATTTTTTCCTCGGCTTGGCTGTCTTAGCTGATTCCTTAAACGCCGCAGCAGTTGGCGCACCTTTTGAGCCAACCTTACGCATCTTCTCGCCCGAACCTTCAGCGATACGTTTACGCTTGGCATTGATATTTGCGTAGAGTCCGGGCTTCATTTCTTCTTGCCCTTCTTAGCCATACCAGCCTCACTTAGAGCAATAGCTACGGCTTGCTTAGGGTTCGTTACGACCTTACCACCCTTGCCTGAGTGCAGAGTTCCCTCTTTGTACTCACCCATGACCTTGCCTACCTTCTTTTGAGCCTTAGACATCTTTTTCATTTAGCAACTCCATAACTAAGTCTTGCAGTTCAGATTCAGTCACGGAATACCGTCGTTCAAATGCCTTACGACCCAAACCGTGATACCCAGTATTACCCCTATGATGCTCAGGACAAAGGGGGATAGCGTTAGAATGAGAATTCCTGACTCCCAGTCCTAACCCTACCCCCCTAATATGATGAATCTCAGCAGGAGTCCCTGCGTATCCAAGTTTGTAACATAATATGCAACCTATGTCAGCAATCTCAGATAAGAATTCACGTTCTTTTTTCCGCAAGCGCAAACCTCTTAGACGGATAATTTACAAACGACTCGCCCTCGTTACATTCCTCGCAGCAGGTAACGATCTCTCCAGATAAGTCCCTAGCCCTCGGAACCTCATCCCAGTCTACTACCCAACCGCACCACTCACATTGTGCCAAATTACTATCGTCTGGTATTGTGTATTCCATGTCTATCCCCTATTGAGTTACCCGATCCATAACGCGATTAGAAGCCTCCTGCGATCTCCAACAGTCAATCCTAGCCTGTGCCGCTATCAACTTCCAACGTAGCTCCTCAGCCCGTTCTACAGCCGCCTGAAGCCCCTTCAGTAGATCCTGATACTCTGGATGGGCATAAGCCTGATTTTCCCTATCCGCTACCGTGTTTCCAATGGCCTGACTGAACAGGATTGCTTTCTTGCTTTTACGAAACTCCTCAAGGTAGGTAACTTCAGCTTTAGCCTGAGCATATTCTTTGCTGTGCTTAAAGATGAAATCTATGCTCTTGTGAGGATCAATCTGCATATTCCACCTCGCCAATAGCGACTCGGATTGCCTCAATCAGCTTCTCTGCGTTCTCAGACGTAATGGACAGGTTTGCGCTACCGTTACTCAACATCACGTTAATCCATACGTCTTTACCTATCGTATCAACGTAGATTCCTGTGTGCCGTGTTACACCTTCGATCTTGATTGATTCCATGTTGCTCCCCAGGAAAATGCCAGGAATCCCCGGCTGGTTAATGTTTACTGCGCCGAAATCATTTTTGGATCGTAGTAACCAACTGTGCCGCGAACCTCGTTAAAGCACTTAACTCTCTTGCTTGTCAGGGCTAGGACTTCACCAGCTACTTTTGTATCCACACCGAAACTGCTCATCTTGATCCAAACTTTATCGCCTACTTTGATGTCCATTTCGTTCCCCTGTGTTGCGTTGTCGATGGACGTATCTTCTCAAAACTGTTTCGGAGCGTCAACATATTTATTTCTATCGATAAACACTATTGCCATAGCTTAATACTATTTACATTAGGCGATAGGACAGGACGAGGGGTTGATCTTTACCCACTTCCCACACTGGCTAATCCCTCTCGGGGCTACATTCATCTTCCAAGGCAACCGTATCGTGGCTCATCCGTATATCAACCGTTCTGCCTTGTTTATGCAAGTACCTGTAGCAAGTCTGCTGCGCCGTCCTGTCAATAAAGCGCACTCGGTTTCCTTGGCAGCAACCCCGAACATGGGTTCATTTCTAACGTGACCAGTACGGTCTAAACGCAAAAAAGCCCCTAAAGTCTTGGCTTTCCACGCGTGTCGGCACGTTTCCCACTTAAGGGAGGAAAACCAAAGCTTTAAGGGCTTTAGCTCATCTACGCCGACACATAGACAAGGCCATAGTACCTATTCGGACGGTATCAGTCAAGCCTACAAACCTCTTTCACCGCCTTTATTGCATCGATTACGTTAGTGACAACAGCTACCTGACCTTTCCATGAGTGATGCCATAAGACCTGATCCGGGGTTAGCTTGGCTTTATCGTCCTTCTTTATCTCTAGCAGGACGTTCTTGCCCTTGTAGCCCACCAGAATGTCGGGACAGCCTTTGCCTACGCTATGCAGATGCTCGACTTCCATCCCCAAGCGCCTTAGCTCTTTGACAATCTCAACTTGATTAGAATCCACACGCTTATAGACCACGCCAATCCCCCCATTTACCTCGATTTCCCCGTTCCCATTGGTCTCGGCAATCCTTCTCTAGCTGGTCTCTCCTATCACCTTTGACCCTAGCCAGATAGTCCATCGCCTTTCCCCTGTCCTCAGTACGCCAAGCCAGAACCTGACGGACTTCAGCCCTATGCCTTAAAACTTCCTCGGTTATCAAAGTCAATTCTCGCCCCTATCCTCTCCACAAACTGCTGACTTAGACTGTCGTACCAAAGTCCGTACCATTCCTGACCGTCACCATTCCTCTGCTTCTCGCACATTAGGTAGGTATCTGGCTGTGTCTCGTCTATCTGCTCACCCCGGTTCTTCTGGTTTTCTTTTTTCTTGTTTCTCCAAACCAAAAAGACGTTATCTACCTGATCCGAGATACTTCCAGACCCTTTCAAGTCGTTCTTGTTCGGCTGTGTCTCGTCCGTCTGCTGCTTCCTAATATGGTGGACTAGATGGATGTGTACATTGTGATCCCTAGCCAATGCCGTTAGCTCGTCGATAAACGACTTTTGCCCGTTGAAGTCATCCTCGTTCTTGACGCACTTCATCAGGCTGTCGATAACGATGTGCTTGACCTTTAGCTCAACAGCGCAGTATCTGGACATAGCAATCACCTTCTCCGGTGACGTAGTTCCCTGCTGGTCGTAAAGGTACATCTTGTCGGATAGAAACTTGTCCATCCGATCAACCATCTTCGTGATAAATCCTGCCCTGTCGTGAGTCAATGGATCATCCAACGATTCCCCGGAGAACTGTCTCAGCATCCTCTGTAGCGTCCTCTCAGGCTTCATCTCAAACGATGCTATGCAAACTGACTGACCCTGCTTGACCAAGTTCAACGCTATCTGACCCGTGATAAGCGACTTACCACCACCGTTAGAACCAGCGTAGACAGTTACCTCACCCTCACGATAGGCAAAAGAGTCATGCGTCTTAGTCCAAGGCATAACGACTTTCTTCTCTACCGTTTCCGATAGGTAAGCCTCTTTGATGGAATCTAGCCAGTCAGAAGCCTTCTTGACTCGAATCGTTACGTCGTTGGAATGTAGATACTTCTCAACGTCAATACTCTCTGACTTTAGGATTCGAGCCTTCCTAGCCTCGTCTAGTTCTATCGCTCTTGCCTCAAGACTCATTTTTGCTCCTCAGCTTGGCTTCAATGTTTTTGGCAAATTGAAGAATAATCTCAATATCTATCTCATACTCATAGTCAGCAATAGGAAGCAAACTGATAGCATCATCTTCTGTCAGCCCCTGCCACTCCCGCTGTGGCAACCCTGAATACAAAGGCCAACCATCAATTAACGGCTCACCTGTCATTGGGTTGTACTTCCATTCCTGTTCAGGCTGCTGTGATACAGAGCCTTTCTGATACCGATTATGGTCTCCACTCATAATTCTTCTCCTTAACTTTAGCCAGCAGCAAACTGGCAAATTCACTAGGTTTCTTCGTTACGTTCCAAAGTGTCTTGATCTCTGCCGTAGAAAGTTCTTTCCACTCTGCAACAGGCTTTTCCTCAACAGGCTCAGGTGGGAACTCAATCAGCACATCTCCGGCTAGCCGATTACTGATGATCTTCGTTAGTTCGTGATTCGAGTACACCATCCGTAAAATATTCAGCAGTTCCTCAGCCTCTCCTCTCGCTAGTTCAATCGTCAACTGTTCTTCTCCTTCAATAAATCCTGCACAACATTTCCAACCTCAACAGGATGTGCTGCCCACACAGCAGAACACGCATCCATAATTTCCTCATCCGTTAGCCCCTGCCATTTGCGCTGTGGTGGGGCGGGGTAGAGTTCATCCCATTCCACATATTCGCTTTCGTGTGGCTTTGTATGTCTGAAACTAATGCCGCCCATCCTGCCCCATACGCGATACGCCACCGGCTCCGGTTCAGGTGCGCTAAGTCGGACGCGGAGCAGTTCGAGTTCCTTGTCCCAATCATGCCCTTCATCGGGTGGCAAGTTATTGTGCTGAACGCACCATGCTGCATCAGCCAACGCATCCAGCACCTGCTGCGCTTCCTCGCGTGTTAGTGTGATCATCATAGTTTCCCCTAGTTAATGTAACTAACGGCTTCGTTGATTCTGGATACAGCCGTTTTAAGCCGTTTTCTGTCTACTTCCGATACCTGCCTACCCTCGCTCAAATCAAACGCCGCTACGGACGTTAGAAGTGCCTCAAATTGGATTATTTTCAGCAGGTCTGATGCGTAAAACGGTCTGCGTACTGCTTTATTAAAATGTTTTTCCTTGAGGGAACTTAGATTGTTGTCGTTAGGAAATAGGTCTGTCAAGTCCATTCCTAGGGCATTAACAATTTCGTAAGCGGAACATCCGGCAAAGCACTTGAGCAGGATTCGACCATCGTCAGTTTCCGTTATGGCAAGGCTTGGCGATCTGTCAACGTGAGCAGGACAGCAAGCTACCCAACGGCCTTTTGAGCCTTTAACCTTTTCCAGCTTGTTTAGTAAGTCTCCAATCATTTGATCCTCCTGTCGTTCATCCACCAGTCTGTCTGCTTAGTTTCTTTTGGTTTAACCCAATCTGCTTGAAATCCTTGCCAGTTTCTAAGACACATCATTTCCATAGCAGATTCCAAAGTCATACTAATTTTTGCTGATTCATTTCGTATTTTTTTGATAACAGTTCCAGTTACGCTAGCTTCTTTTGATTCCCTATGTTTTAACCAGTCTGACCAAACATCATCACTAACGTCATCAGGTTTAGAAATTTCAACAACAAACTTTTTAGATTTCTTCTTTGTCTCTTTCTCTCTCTCTGTCTCTCTCTCTGGGGTAGCAAGTTGCAAGCAAGGTGCTAGCATGGTGCTAGCGTCAACAAAAAAGCCATTATCTATCAATGGCTTAAGTCCTGACTCTATGTCCTTGCTAGCAATACGCAAGCGAAATGCTAGTTCATCGCTAGCAGCATTAAAACTACCGTCTTTTGACTCACTTGCTAACAACCAAAGTAAGGGTGCTATCGCCTTGCTAGCAAGCGGTAGGTTCATGTATGCCCTATCGTTCAGCAAATCCCGATGCAGCTTTATCCAAGGTGGACAACGATCTCGATAGTGCTGGAATTTCTCCCAGTTCTTAGGCTTCAAAAACATAGCTTTTTCCAATAAAAAAAGCCCTAGGAGAGACTCTCACCGATTAAGGTGTTGGCAGACTGGTAGGTAACCAGCAGAGTCCCTTCTAGGGCTTACCTGTTATCGCGCTGCCAAGCACGAGTAAAACTATACCTTGATCTCTCTTAACTGGCAAATCTTACAAACATTGTGTTCCTTGAACTGACCTGCTGATCTGGACTTCTTACAGCCGTAGCAATAACGTAGGCCAAATTGGTATTGCTTAGTCGTTCCAGTTTTGTCGCTTGACGTTGGAGCTAAGGATTTTGAAGGTTCTTCTTTCAACTGGCTGTCCTCTAGGTGTTGTCTTTCTAGGCTCTGGGTACTTATCGAGCTTAGGCTGAGTTTCTTTCAGTTTTTGCAATGTTTTCTCGTATTTCATTATCGCAGAATGTTGATGGTTGGTAATAGAACTTCGCTATTGATTTCTATTTCTTTATAGAAAATATTTCACAATTACCTGTTAATCTGTGGCACTATTTCGGGGCGGTAACTACTAGGGGATAAATATGAACGCACAAGAATTCGAGCAGTTCCTACTTTACGAGCTACTGGATGGACATCCTGACGATGTACTGTGCCACATGACAGCCGCAGATATTGGCGAGGAGTTTTCACAGATGTTATGGGTTTGGTCGCAGCATCATCAAAATCCTATCCAACTCCGTGACAATCTGCAACGGTTCATTATCGGCATGATTAACCGTACCGTTAAGGAAAAGAAGTTACCAGAGTACGAGGAGACTGAGGAAGATCGTTACTTTGATCGTGAGGATCGACTTTATCAAGAACGTAAAGACAACTTTAAGGGGAAAGAAGCATGAACAAACTATTCAGAGCAGACGATAAGCTAGCTGACTTCATTGACCGTCATTCTGGTAAAGTCATCTTTCTATTGCTTCTCCTATCGTTACTTTTGGACAGCCTATGACATCAATCCTTGACCCTTCATTCAAATATGTCTCGTCTGGTAAAACCAATATTCGTAAAACTTTTGACCGTATTCGCAAAGAGCAAAAGGAGGCTGCAAAGATACAAACTAATGAGAAAGCACAATCTAACAATATCATCTTCAATAAGAAATTCGCTAAAGGATAAATAATGGATAACCGTCAACAGGAACAAGAAGAACAGCAGCAATGGCTCGTCTACCAAAAGCTACAGGAAGCCAGAGTTAAGCTCCAGAACGTAGAACTCAAGAAGTCAGGGCATAACAAGTTTGCTGGCTATCGGTACTTTGAACTGACCGACTTCCTGCCTACAGTCAACTCAATATTCGCTGAACTAGGACTTTGCCATACGCTAGAGTTCACCAGCGAACTAGCGACTATGCGAGTCATTGATACGGTCAACGGTGGCTGCACTAAGTTCACTTGCCCTATGGCTTCTGCTCAGTTGAAAGGCTGTCACGATGTCCAGAATTTAGGCGCATCGATTACCTACATTACTCGGTATCTGCTGGTAATGGCTCTGGCAATCTGTGAGCATGACGCACTAGACGCTACTACAGGCTCAGACGAACCTAAGTCAGCAAAGCCGATTACTAAGTCCGTATTCGACGATCTTGACTCAGAATCTCAAGACGAGATTCGTAGCTACGCAGCAGACATCATCCTAATGATTCACAAGGATCAGGTAGCGGACGCTGTGGAGTACATCAATTCTCTAGGACTAGATGCAGATTGGAAGACTGCACT